AATTCCGTAGTTTTCCAACCCGGCTTTACTTCATTACTTTTTGCTGCCATAATATTTTCCTTCTGTTTTTGTTTATATGTTGTCCCAACCTCGGTAGGGCTTTCCTTCATTATCTTGGCTATGGGGGTGTTCTTCTATTTTTTTTGGTCTCCAAAGTATATAAAGAAGCCAATCCCAGCCTTTTTTAACAATATTCTTCATGACTAAATAGTGTTACACCCCTAAATATTGATTTGACCACTTAAAAACAAACCTTTACTTAGGTCTTCTTGGTCTAGGTCAACGGCAAAACCAAGAGTCACCATCTTGTTGCTTCCTATAGTAGCTCTATAGGTGGCCCTTTCTAGATGACAAGCTTTCAGCATGTAACTATTAGCTAGTTGGGTGGTAACCCCTGTCGCTATTCCAGTAGCTGGACAATCCCTATTCCTGTGAATATCAATCGATATATCAAATTTGTCATTATGTGCTCTTAAGTTAGCAAGACTGCCAGCTTGGGAATCAGATACGATTGCGTCTACAGAAATGGTTGCCTGAGCGGGTTCTGTTATTGGGGAATCAATTGGGATTTTATATCCAATGCCACGTAGCGTTTGCCGTTGTAACTCTAGCTCCAAACTATAAGACTGTATTTTTAAGTCTTTAAGACTAAGCCCCATATTCCCAGAAGTAACAAGTTCGGTTACGCTGAACTTTACATCCTTTGCTGATAATACTGTCGTGTTACCACCAGCAGTATTACCTCGGTAGGGCGGGATTGTTATATCTTTTGTGTTCTGCCCCGTGACCTGTTTGTAATGAATGATGGGCATAGGGATGGTTTCAGTGCCCAAGTTAATATTCTTAAAATGAGTAATGTCCGTTCCTTGCAGCGAAACAGTATTTTCTATAATTCCCCCAACGGAAACTTGAGAGGTATACCTTGATAGAAAGCAATTGCTAATTCCTATTACGTCCGACTTGTGATCTACAACACCCTCGTACCACCCTTCACGGGTATCAATTCCATCTTCGGTCATTACGGTCACATAGAAGTTTCTCCTGTCTAAATTCCTGTCCCCCGTATTTGTGAAGCTATTGATAAGCGACTGCTCAAAATTATCAGCTTGAGAAGGGGTTCCATCTTCGCCAGATTGGTGATTGAAATCGAGCCCGAATAACTGTTCGTTTTTAAAACTTCCCAGATAATAATTTAGGTCTATGTTTACCGTGGGCTGTGATATTATGGGCCTAGCTGCTAAGCCAAGTTTTCCCATTTGGGCAATATCCGCCCTATCTATATTGAACGAGTAATCTAGAGACTGTATTCTCTCAAGGGTATCTGGATTTTTGTGGACAGGACTACTTTCCGTCCCGCTTATAATCGCTGGCCCCACGAAGGCTGCTTGCGCTTGGTAAGTGACGCGGTTTCTGGCCATGTTTAAGTCCTGCTCGCATATAAAATTCCAGCCATGAAATCATCTAGCTGATGTTCTAGGGCAACCTCTTGGACACTACTGACACGCTCTTGGTTTTTATCCAATGGCTTATCTATGTAGTTCTTCGATTCTTTAATCCAATCCTTTGGCTCTTCATTACTCATGACGATGCTCGTGATGGTGTCTGCTACCGCTAACTGCTTCTCACTTAGCTCTTTTAGTTTGTGCTTACGCTTTAGCGACGAAACGACCTTAGTATTAAGCTTTTGGCTGAGAAGCATATTTTCCCTTACCTTCTTCATACTATAGTTGTAATCATCACCAGCGACTACAGGCGGATTCGATACTCTACTCTGAGGGCCTTCGCCAACAGGAGAAACATTTTGGGTACTCTGTGGCGTCCCCGTTCCAGCGGGTCTGCCACTGGGTTCGCTTATTTTTTGTTTTTGAATTTTGGCCTGTTCTTTTGCTTTTTTGTCTTCGATTTTGACTTGATGATCTAACTGCTTATCAGCAAGTTCTTTTTGGGTGTTAGGTCCCCCAACCATAGGCTCATATAGACCCTTCTTTTTGAGCTTGAGGAATTCTTCGTGATTATCTATCGAATCTTCGACATCTGGAAGTCTACCACTCTTAAGTGCTTCCATACCTTCCTCTGGAGTAAGAATACCTATTTCAACCATCCTGCTATAAATCCTCGCCATGTTAGTCGGGTCACGCAAAGTGATCTCATCAAACTGAGGAGTAGGTGGAGCTTGTAATCCAAGCTCTTTAGAAATTCTTTTGATTTCGGGGATCAAAAAGTCATTGAGGAAAGCTCGCTGGGCTTGCTTCAACCTACCAAGAAACATTTCCGCTTTAGCTGTCTGGTTCGCAAACCTTTCACCAGCACCAAGCAAGATGTTGTTTAATCCGATTTGGATATCCTTATTAACGGTCTCGTACTTCTTAGGATCAAGAAGCTGGGCGATGTCGGGGATAACAAATTGAGCCTTCGTAGTATAATCAGCGATAAGAACCCTGCCTACGGACTGATTTGTGAAAAGTTTTTGCATGGCCTCAATATTCTTCTGGTTAACTCCTCCCTTTTCAGGCTCGTCACCCATTGTAACAAGAAGTATGGCTTGATTAGTTGTCCTAGTCATAGCCATGTCCATTTTCTTCATTTCTTGTTTCCAGTTCAAATCTTCAAGCACTGGAAATCCCATAGGCACAGCAAGTGGCTCATAATCTTGCTTCTTGTAGAAAACAGCGTACATCTTTTCGCTGTCCAAAGGCATGGTCAGATAAGGAGTCCTTCTACTCTTCACTTCCTTCCTAATGTCGCTAGGTAGATTTTTAAATACCTCTTCGTCTTCTTCTGTCTTCGGGTTTCTCAGTCTTTCTAGCTCGTAATCAGAAAGAACCTTGTAATATTTATTCTCCTGAAAAGTGATATTACCTTTGGCTTGCACATCGGCTGGGTTGAGAATTATGTAGCGTGAAGGGAGCATCATGTCTTTGCTCTCCGCACCAAAAGTTTGAGCAATTCTTCTTATGTCCTTCTGCTGTATTTTAGAGTCAAACCTATATACAAATACATTTCCACTTCTGTAGTATTCCCTGAAGAACTTGTCCTGAAGGGTCCACAAGCCGATCTTATCGAAGTAAGCATTAAAAAAGTTTCTTGATTTTTTATTGCCGTCTGTGAGGAAAACGTCACCAACGGTAAACTCCGTCATTAGATCAATCGTGGTCCTGAATATAGCGAAATTGTAATAAGCTTTTTGACATAGTATTACCGCGTCCTTTACATCCATCCCTGAGTAATTGGAGGTACTCTTAGAATAGTTAAAGGGTACGAGACCGTCTGAGATATTTGAAAATCTGTCGGTTCTCTCTATGCTGGCAGACTTGTTCCTTCTTGTTCGAGTCTCAGCAGCCTCACTAACCATCATGGGCTCGATGTTCCTCTTTCGGACAGTTTTTGCCTTCTTCGGAGTGCCTTCTTCTTTATTCATAAATAACAGTTAAAATTACACACTAATCTATCATTATCGGTGAGAAAGTTTGATGGGATGTTTCCTGAACGTCCGCCATATCAAAATAGCATCTCGTTGCCCAACAAGCCAACATTAACGTAGTATAGTTATCTTTTCTAGCCCTGTGCTGAGAAGTACTCCTTTTTAAATGCTGTGGCAAGTCAAATGTCTGGGTTCCCCTTGGGGTCGTCTTCACTTCTACTAGAGCGCACTGACGCTTGGTTTGGTAGACATGGTTATCTTGCTGTTCTATAAGGTCTAGGACCGATTCGCTGGCTGAATGATCTAGATTAACCCTATAATTACTTTGTTTGTTGAATGCCTTTTCGTTAGCGGTGGTCTTCGAAGCAAACCATATTTTCTTATGATCTATCGCAGCTTGTAGATGTTCGTTAGCCTTTCTTATCCAATTAGAGGAGAAAACCTGTTTGAAGCAAATTGTCCCAGCAATTTTGTTGTACTGTCTCTTTGCTGCCTTAAGTTGATTTGTGTATTCGTTTCCCTCTGCGTCACTATTAAAATCAAAGAAGTTAATTTCTCGATCCTTGAAGAGCTCAGACTCATTACAGCCATCTATAAACTGATACCCCGCGTTATCAATGCATATCATTTCTATATCGAAGGCATTTGTTATATAACTCAGGTATTTAATGTGATCCTTAAGGTCTCCTCCAGCCACAGCGTATGAATGCACCAACACGCCTGTTCTAGTCTCGGTATCGATCTCCAGAAGAGACATTGCGAAATAATCAGAGGTAGGACTATTACTAAAACTTGGGTCAATCCCAAGTATGTATTTCTCACCCTTGTTGCCTCTTACGAGGGTAGTTGGTTCTTGGCCATCGACTACTGTACAATCGTGCATTTTTTTTGCACTAAAGTAGGAGTCGCTCCCATCCGAAAACAGAGCACAGTACTCCCGCTGAAAAGAAGAGTGGCTTTGGCCACCGTTTTGAGCTTCCTCAATTACCGTTTGGTCTATCATGTGATCAGGGAGAGCTTCGAATCCAAGCTGTGAAATGAAATACTTGCTTTCTTTTATTTCTTCGCTTTCTATATGCTCTATCCACTCCTTATAGGTTTTATAAAGATTTTCAAATGTATAGCTCGCTGAAGATAAAGCTATCATTTTACTATCGTTTTCGAAAACCATTCTTTCGCTTTCGGTCATTGCCCCTGCTTTAATTAACTTGTCTTCCATTTCGCGTATCTCAATACGCTCTTTCATGTTTTGTGGGGCAACCAAGAACGGCATTAGGACTGTTTTAATGATGTCTTCAGGCAACAAAAGAAACTCATCAAGCACGAGTATATTTGCACGAAAACCACGAATTTTTTCTCCGTTAAGAGGTATGGCCGTTATAGAGCCTCCGTTAATTTGCCATTCGAATTGGTCATTTCTTTTCGCTTTTGCTCCAAACGCTTGAGCCAAAAGCTCCGCACCTTTCGATTCCACTAGCTTTTCAATATTGTTAAATATGAATCTAGCGGTACGGAATGTCGGGCCAGCCACAAGTATTTTTGTTCCCGGATTAAATACACATTGCAAAAAACAAAAGACTGAAGCTATGAAAGTTTTACCACAACCACGACCCCAGACGCACATACTAAAGTTTCTGTTCATCATACCCTTTAGGGTTATTTCTTGGTATGGAGCAAGCTTAATCCCAGATATGAGTTCCGTAGTAAAACCTAAATTAGCCCTAAGAAATTTAGCTAATGAAATTTTAGCTTCTTTATCTTTTAGCTCTCCTTTGATCGATAATAACTCCTTGTTAATATCAGGTAGACTCGTTTTATATTTTTCAGGACAATACCACATTATAACTTCTTCGAGTCGTAAGCCAACTGTAAGTCAACCTTTCCGACTATCTCTTCGTTA